TGATGAGGCGTCTGGTATTCCAGATTCGATTTGGGACGTGGCGCAGGGGTTCTTTACGGAAAACACGCCGCATCGCTTCTGGTGCGCGTTTAGCAACCCCCGGCGCAACCAAGGCTACTTCTTCGAGTGCTTCAACAGTAAGCGCGACTTCTGGGTAACAGAGAACATCGACGCCCGCGACGTAGAGGGCACCGACAAGCAGATATACGAGCAGATCATTGCGGAGTACGGCGAGGACTCGATACAGGCCAAGGTCGAGGTGTTCGGGGAGTTTCCGAGCGCAGGCGACGACCAGTTTATTGGCCCCAGCCTAGTAGACGCCGCTTTTGGCCGCGCTAAACACAAAGACGAGACGGCACCGATTGTCATCGGGATTGACCCGGCTAGGTCAGGAGGTGACTCGACAGTCATTGCGGTCAGGCAAGGTCGAGACATCATCGCAATCAAACGGTATCGGGGTGATGACACGATGACGACCGTTGGGCACGTCATCGACGCGATCGAGGAGTACAAGCCGACGTTGACGGTGATTGACGAAGGTGGGCTGGGGTATGGAATACTTGACCGGCTGGTTGAACAGCGGTATAAGGTGCGTGGGGTAAACTTTGGCTGGAAAGCCAAGAACCAGATTATGTGGGGTAACAAGCGCGCGGAGCTGTGGGGTGCAATGCGAGACTGGCTAAAGACGGCTAGTATTGCGCCAGACAGGCAGCTCAAAGCGGACCTGACCGGCCCCAAGACCAAGCCAGACTCGAGCGGTACAATCTTCTTGGAGAGCAAGAAAGATATGAAAGCCAGGGGTCTAGCATCACCCGACGCGGCGGACGCGATCGCCGTCACGTTTGCCTATCCGGTTGCCAGCCGTGAGCCACGCATCGCCAACACCCGCCGCGCCTACTCTGACCGCTCATCGGGCGCGACGAGCTGGATGGGGGCTTAACATGCCAGGCGGACCAGCAGCGGGCTACGCAATCGGGCATTACGGCATCGGCATGCGCGATCCGTATAAGTCAGAAGATGACTATTTTAAGAAAAACCCTCATGTAGCGGGTATGGCAGCGGAAGACGACAAGATCGTTATGAACCCGTACAGCCAACTGTCAGACAAAGAAAAGCAAGCGGTTATTCTTAATGAAGCGGCGCGCGTTCACATGCGCACTGGAATGGCTAAGCCGCCTCGGTTTGCGTTGACACCAGAGCAAGAGCGCGCGTTTGCGCAGTACAGTCAGAACCCTGAGGACCGCGCGGCCACTGTAGCAGCGCGTATACTCTCTGGCGACCCGTCAGCGCTAAAACCTACCCCTGAGCAGATAGAGTATGTAAACTATCTGCGCACGTTTATGGGGGTGCGTTAGTGGCTACTAAGAAGTCAGTCAGCCTGGCAGTGGGGCGCGGCGAGAAGCTGCCCGTGTCCAAGGGAGCTGGCCTGACAGCCAAAGGCCGAGCCAAGTACAACGCAGCCACCGGCAGCAACCTCAAAGCGCCCGCGCCCAACCCGAAGACTGAAGCTGACGCCGCGCGTAAACGATCATTTTGCTCTAGGATGGGCGCAGTGGCCGCCAAGGCCAAAGATGGCGAACGCGCTAAAGCATCACTCAAACGATGGAAGTGCTGACATGGCGACTAAACCTGGGCTATACGCTAATATTGCCGCTAAACGCGAGCGCATCAAAGCCGGGTCTGGCGAGAAAATGCGAAAGCCGGGCGCACCCGGTGCACCGACGGCAAAAGCGTTCAAAGAGTCGGCTAAAACAGCTAAAAAGAGGTAGTTATGCCCCTCGTCAAGTCACCCAGCAAAGCCGCCTTCCGTAAGAACATTTCTACTGAAGTACGCTCAGGGAAGCCCGTGAAACAGGCAGTCGCCATCGCATACGCTACCAAGCGCGCAGCGGCTAAACCACCAATGAAAAAGAAGTAATGGCTTACGATCAAACAGGCATGGCTGGGGCAGCCTACGTCGCGGATGTAGGTGGCGATGAGGGCGAGCACGCTAAAAAGAGCGACTCGCATCGGCTGTCAGAAATGCGCCAGCGGTTTAGAACCGCTGTAAGCGCATACAGTGATACGCGCGAAGATCAGTTGGACGATCTGCGGTTTATGGCAGGCTCGCCGGACAATCACTACCAGTGGCCGGCAGATGTGTTGTCAGTGCGCGGGTCGGTGCAAGGGCAGACAATCAACGCGCGACCATGCCTGACGATCAACAAGCTACCGCAACACGTGCGCCAGGTAACCAACGAGCAGCGGCAAAACAGACCGTCGCCTAACGTCATCCCAGCCGACGACAAGGCGGACGTTGAGGTCGCTGAGATTTTTGACGGCATGATCCGTCATATTGAGTACATCTCGAATGCTGACGTGGCTTACGACACGGCGTGCGACAACCAAGTGACGTTTGGTGAGGGTTACATTCGGATTCTTACCGAATATTGCGACGAAACGAGCTTTGATCAGGACATCAAGATCGGGCGCGTGCGGAACAGTTTTTCGGTCTACATGGACCCGACGATCCAAGACCCGTGCGGTGCGGATGCAGAGTGGTGTTTCATCACCGAAGACATCCTAAAGACCGAATATGAGCGCTTGTACCCCAACGCTATGCCGGTCAGCTCGATTATGACGCAAGGCGTGGGCGACCAGTCGCTGTCGCAGTGGCTGGGCGAGATGACGGTGAGAATTGCAGAATATTTCTACTGCGATTACACGCCCGCAACGCTGAATCTGTACCCAGACGGCACGACGACGTTCCAAGGCACCCCGCAAGACAAAATGATGCGCGAAATGGGCTTAAGACCTAGCCGTCAGCGCAAGGTGCAGCGTAAGAAGATCAAGTGGTGCAAGACCAACGGCTACGAAATCATCGAAGAACGCGAATGGGCGGGGTCATACATCCCTGTTATTCGCGTTATCGGCAACGAATGGAACATCGAAGGCCAGCTTGAGATTTCAGGTTTGGTCAGGAACGCCAAAGATGCCCAGCGGATGTACAACTACTGGGTGAGCCAAGAGGCGGAAATGCTGGCGCTAGCGCCAAAAGCACCGTTTATCGGCTACGGCGGTCAGTTTGAAGGCTACGAAGAGAAGTGGAAGACCGCAAATACGACGAATTACCCGTATTTGGAGGTCAATCCTGATGTAACCGACGGTGCCGGCAACGTTTTGCCGCTTCCGCAGCGCGCACAGCCTCCAATGGCCCAAACAGGCCTGATTCAGGCCAAAATGGGCGCGTCAGAAGACATTAAAGCGGCTACAGGGCAGTACAACGCAAGCCTTGGGATGACCTCAAATGAACGCTCTGGACGGGCTATTTTGGCTCGCCAGCGTGAGGGCGACGTTGGTACGTACCATTACGTCGATAACTACGCCCGTGCGATTCGGTACGTAGGCCGTCAACTGGTCGATCTGATCCCCAAAATCTACGATACGCCTCGGATTGCGCGGATTATTCAGGTTGATGGCAACTCTGACATGGTACGGCTTGATCCGAACCAGCCAGAACCCGTGCGGAAGATGGTCAACGAAGCCGGCGTCGTGGTGCAGAAGATTTACAACCCCGGCGTTGGTAAGTACGACGTCAAGGTCACGGTTGGCCCCAGCTATCTGACCAAGCGCCAAGAGTCGATGGACGCGATGAGCCAGATTCTGCAAGGCAACCCGAACTTGTGGGCTGCGGCAGGCGATCTGTTTGTCAAGAACATGGATTGGCCGGGGGCGCAGGAGCTGGCTGAGCGTCTGAAGAAGATGATCGACCCCAAACTGCTGCAGGATGAGGACGATCCTGCGTTGCAAGCGGCCAATCAGCAGATTCAGGCGATGCAAGCGCAGATGGAACAGATGTATAACATGCTGCAGAACGTCGGCAAGTCGATGGAAGCCCAAAAACTGCGCATCGACGAGTACAATGCTGAAACTAAACGAATCCAGGCAGTTTCCAGCGGTATGACGCCTGATCAGGTGCAAGACGTGGTCATGCAGACGCTAAAAGACGTGATGACAGCCGGTGATAGGGTGGTCGCTCAACAGCAGATGGCGATGCAAGGAGTACCGCAGTGAGCTGCGCAGACTTTATCGGTACGCTTTTTCTAGCCCGCGATGTCACGCACAGCGTGCATCTCAACACTAAGTCTTACGCCAAACACGTTGCTTTGAACGAGTTCTACGACAATATCGTTGAGCTTGCAGACAAGTTTGCGGAAGCCTACCAGGGCCGCCACGGTTTGATCGGCCCCATTACGCTGATGGGCGCTAAAAAGAACAGCGACGTCATTGAGTTTCTCAAAGATTCACTTGCTGACGTCGAAGAGATGCGGTACAAGGTTTGCGATAAAGACGACACACCGC